TATTATTATTACCACTAAAGAAGGTAAAACAAAAGGCCCTATTAGTGGATCTCCTGGCAGCACTACTGTTGTTACAGGTACCGTATTTACCCCGTCTGCTACAGACTATTACATCTACGTCAACAGTATCTTTCCTGTTACAATTAATCTCCCTGCAATAGCAAACAGTAATCCACGAGGTTACAACATAAAAAATATTGGAAGAAATACGGTAAAAATAGTACCTTTATCTCCAGAACTAATTGACGATCAAGCAGAGATTAATATTAAGAATGCCTACACGTCTTTAGAGTTAGTTCACGAAACAATGACTAATTGGTATATAGTATGAGTTATATTGATGTAAAAGAAGTCTACATAAAAGACGCTGATGGGAATATTATTAATGTTACCCAAGATGAAACAGTTAAGTTACTACGTAGAATGATAAAAATTCTGGAACCTGTTAGTACTCAAGATTCAGTACAAAGGCAAAGGGTAGTTATAGAAAACAGTAGTATTAACATTAGTAGTTACGGTGCTGTTGACCCAAGATTTCAAATAGCAGATTGGGCTAGAACAGCATACAATACAGGAATTAGAGCAAATATAATATAAGCTATGCCGATTACTAACAATCTTAAAAAAACTTTAGATCTTCCTGTTTGGGAGTGGATGAGATTTGGTATAACAAGTTTTATTACCCCAGGTACAAGCTTTGCTACAGCAATAGATGGATCAGATAGATATATCTATTACCAATATCCTGGTGTGTTTCAAAGATATGATACTTGGAGTGATCAATGGACATCATTAAATGCTCCTACTTATTATGCTACAGGTACTGCATCTTCTATGGTGTATTCTAAATCTCAAGGAAACAGAGGTAAAGTACTAGCTGTACCATCAAGTTCTCAGTTGACTATACCCTCACTTATTTCTGGACCTAGATTAGTAGGTCAGAAAATTAGAATTACGTCAGGTACAGGAGCAGAGCAAACAAGAACTATTACAGCGGCAACAGATCCTATTACTGTAGAGTCTGGAGTTAACAGTTCTGGGTCTGCAAACCAACTCACAGATAACACTAAGAGATGGCAAATTAATCAATGGGTTGGCTATACAGTAAGAATTACTTTTAGTACAAACGTCTCTTTTCAGAGAACTGTATTATATAATACTGTTGACACATTGGTGTTTACAGATACATCATATATAGGATATGAACCATGGGATAACCAAGGATTCATTAGTTCATTATCAGGTACATTCTCATCATATGAAATTGCAAGTCAAACTATAACTGTTGATACACCATTTACTGTAACTCCTGCTCCAAATAGCAGGTTTATGATCATGTCAGGTGTAATATGGTTGATATCATCACAAGGATCTCCATTTTTTTCTTTCCAAATGTATGATGTTCTTACAGATGTTTGGTACCAGAAATCAATGCCTACGGGAATATTTGCCGCAGCAATAAATACTGACGTGGCATTAACTCCTTTGGATGAGGTTGAAAATGCTTATGTTACTAGTACTGCTACATCAGCAACTACAAGGAGACTTACTGATACAACTTTAACTCTTACAGCAGACATATACCGTAACTATCAGATTAGATTAGTTGGAGGAACAGGAGCTGGTCAAAGAAGAAGAATTGTGTCCAATTTGTCTAATACATTTGAAGTAGATAGTAAATGGGATGTTACTCCAGATGCTACTACAAGATATGAGATTTGGCCAGATACAGATTTAATTTATTTTGCAGGCAATGCCCAAGCAATAACAATAGCATATGATGTTGAATCAGATTTATGGATAACAGGTCCTAAGTTTGATGACGGAATTACTAATAACGCTACAGTAACTAAAGTAGGGGATTTACCTTACGGTATTTCATCAGCAACAGATAATGGAACAGGCTCAGTACTTTCAGTAGCAGTAAATGCTGCTGGATCCAATTATGCTGTCAATGACATCATTCAAGTCAGTGGGGGTGGTGTTAACTGCCGTTTATATGTGACTTCAACAACACCTACTGGTGGTGTAACAGGTGTTTCTTTTAAATTTAATGGTAGTGGTTATGCAACATCTACAGGTACTGCTACAACTACTGTATCTGGTGTAGGTTCAGGCTGTACTATAAACGTATTAACTATTGGTAGAACAGGTAACGTTAACACAATCATTAGCCACCCGTTTAAAGTAGGTGATACTTTAACAATTGCAGGTTCATCTGTAGCAGGTTGGAATGGTTCTTATACTGTATTATCAGCTGATACCAATACAACATTAACAGTAGCAAGTACTGCTACTGCATCATTGACTGCTACATCTTCAAACAGTGTAACTCTTGTAGTTGATGCTACTAAAAACTGGGATGTAAATGAGCATACAGGTAAATTCTTAATGACTATTGCAGGTGGTTCTATTACACCAACTATGCAAATGAGAAGAATTACTTCTAATACAGCTACTACAATTACCATTCCTGCTTATACTGCTTTTACTCCAACAACAGGTAGTACAAGATATATTATAGTTGACCCTGCATCTTATGGTAGAGATAATAAATTCTGGGCAGATGCTCAACTAGCATATGGCTATCCAACAAGTGGAACAACAACATCTATTATTGACACAACTAAAAACTGGATCAGAGGTACATGGGTTGGTCATACGGTAAGAATAACTGCAGGCACAGGTCTTGGTAATGAGTTGTTGATTACAGCTAACAACAACAATACAATTACATTTGCCGCAGCTACATTTACTCCAGATACTACAACAAGGTATGAAATAATGGATACCTTCGGTACAGCAACATCAGGATCCACAACAACTCTTGTTGATACAGGTAAGAACTGGGTTACTAACCAATGGGTGAACAAACGTCTTAGATTTATTGGTGGTGGTAGTATTAGTAACGAGGTAGCTATAACGTCTAACACAGCTACTACATTAAACTTCTCAGCAACTACAGCTATTGATAACTTAACTAACTATGTAATTTATGGACCTCCAGCAAGAGGTGCTGGTACAAATCTTAAATGGACATGGGGTAATGGAAACCACAGATGGTTATTTTCTCCAACAGGTGGTAGTAGAATTGATGTAAACAGACTAGATATCACTACAGGCATATGGGATTTTGGTTATCAGAATCAGGGTCAAGGTGAAACTTTTGCTATTGGATCTATGTGGGCATATGATGGAGAGGATAGAATCTATGTACAAAAAGATCAAACTGGACGTATCTTCTACTATGATATGAAAACGAGACAGTTTGTAAGTTCAGGAACTATACCTTATGGTATGTCTACGGCTTTCAATGGTAATAGGATGGAAATAATTAAATCACAAGATGGTTATTATTCTGGTAAATAGATTTACCTACTAGAATTAATTGTAATTTTATAAAATGAAAAATAGTTTTTTAAATATTAATTTTTCTACACTACTTCAAGTAAGTCTAGTGGTCATGTGTGTCTTCTTGCTGATGAAAAACCCTAAGCAAGTATATCCTGTAAGCACGCAAAAAACAATTGAAACTAGAATCCAAGGTAAAGAGACTGTAATCAAACAACAAGGTAAAGCAATCGATAATAGCAAAGTTATTATTGACGAGCTTAATCATGGTTTGTTTGATTTGCAAGCAGAACTAGAAAACGTCAAGAATTCTAGAGATACTTTTAGAATTACACAAATCCAGGATACAATGATCCATGTGTTGTATCGCCGCGACAAAGAAAAAGATGCAATCATCGCAGCCCAAGATACTATTATAGTAGCTCAGAGATACATTATCAATTCTCAGGATACTATTATTACATCACAAGCTTTTGATATTAAAAAATTAAAAAGACAAAGAAACATTTCTTTTCTTCTCAACGGTATATTAACTACAGGATTAATAATAAAATGATGGAAATTTCACAACTAGTACAGTGGGGATTGGTAGCAGTAACAGGTGTTATCGGATACTTTTTAAGAATGATACACACAGATGTTAGAAACAACACCGAAAGCCTTGGAAAATTAAAAGGCAAGATTGAATTAGTAGAACAAGAGTCACGACTCAAGTATCAAGCTATTCAAGAACAAACACAATTAGAAATTAAAAACTTAGCAAAAAGTGTGGGGGAGCTATCTGATGCAGTTAAACAACTAATAATGAATAAATAATGGACACAGTATCAACAACCCCCGATTTTGGTGTATTTAATCAACTAGGAGACTATGGTCCCCTAGGATTAGCCGCATTAGCTCTTGGTTATGTTGCTTGGTTATTTATCAAGAGATACCTTGATGAAAACAAGAAAATGAAAGAAGAGCTTACAGAAAAGAAAGTAGTAAAGAGAAAACCTAGGAAATAATGTCATTCGGTCCTTTTGAAGTATTGACTCAATACGGTGTGCTAGGATTTGCAGTCTTAGCACTTGGCTATTTATGCTGGATGTTTTTAAACAAACTTCTTAAAAGTGAAGAGGAATATAAAGCAAGGGTAGAAGAACTAGAGGGCGACTACAGAGACGAATTAGAGAAGAAGTTAGAAGAAAGTACAGAAAGCTCAAAAAGCTTAAAAGAAACTATCCTATTGCTTTTTACTAAAAAGAGATGAAAACTAGATTATTTGTAATAGCAGGCGCGTTTATCCTACTTGTAGTATTGCAGATATTTTCAAGTGGTCATGGTCACGTTGTAGTTGTTGAAGACAACGTACAGTTGACAGGAGAAAACAAACAACTAACTACAGCCAATACTAAGTTAACTAAGAGTGTAGGTAAACTAAAAGCAGCAAATAAAGAATTAGTAGAAGAAAAAACAAACCTTGAAGAAATGGTTTCTGAGGTTATTGGAGATTTAGACAGCACAAGATCCGTAGTAAAAGACATTAAAAAAGAACTAGCAAATGAAAAAGATATTGTTCGTAAGCAGTCTACTGGTAAGCAGTTTGAGTTCCAGCCAATCACGTTACCCACTTCAGACGGTAATTGAAGGTGATTCAGTAGTTATCCTTACCAAAGGTCAAGCTGATACCATCAATGATATCTTTGAAAGCCAAAAGAAAAAGATTGCTGATTCTAAGGTTGAACTAAAAACTAAAGACTCTATTATAAGACATAGAGATTCGATGCTTAGGTACAACTCTGGATACTACTCAGCATATAAAATGCTTAGAGAAGAATACACAGATATGTTGATTCTTAATGAGCATACAGAAGAGTGGATAGTAGCTAGAGCAAAAGAAGGAGCTTGGTTATATTATTCCTACGATAGCAACTGGATCGAAGCAGTAGACCTATCAGTATATGTAGTAAGAAAGAATGACGCCACAGGCGATATATTCTTTTACAGAGCAGAGACATGTCCTCCAGAAGATAAAAAGAAGAATGACTATCCTAAGAGAGGATGGGAAAAAGAAGTAATACTGCCTAACAGGCCTAAAATAAATAAGTTATGAAAAAGTTTTTTAGAGAATTAATCTCAGACGACAACAACATTAATGAGCAAGCTTTTGTAGGAGTTGTATCATTTTTTGCTATGGTATTTGTATTACTCACAGATGTAATTACAGGAATCATCGGTAACGAACTAATCATCAAAGAATTTATCTTTGACGGATTCATGTTGCTTACTTTAGGAGCTTTTGGTATTACAACTGCAGGACGCATTATGAGTCTGAAGAAAAAGAAAAAAGAAGAAGAGACTTCAGAAGAAGTAGTAGACTAACCATATAAAATAAACAAAATGCAACTAAGTAAAAACTTATCACTCGCAGAAGTAACAAGAAGTGAAACTGCGAAACGTAAAGGAGTAAGCAACATGCCAACAGAGGCGCATATTGCAAACTTCAAATTATTGGCTGAGAAAGTATTTCAACCAATCCGCGAGCACTTTGCTGTTCCTATTCATATTTCATCAGGCTACCGCTCTGCAGCTTTGAA